CCCGCCCGAACTGGAAACCGCAATCGCTGAGGCGCTGGCAGAGCACATCGCTCGCCAGGGCATGTTCGGATCTCAGCACCTCTGCAAGACGTGCGACAAGTGGTACGACGACGATGCTTCATTCGCCGCGCATCAGGCCGCTGTGGTCATGGAGGTCATCGCCCAGCACACCACCACCGAATGGGGCGTGGACTACCTGGACGGCAGCTACGACCTTCACGAGGACCGGAAGATGGCCGAGGAGTTCGCGCATGGAGGCACCGTCGTCGCCCGTCTGGTTCTCCCGTGGCAGGAGGTGAAGGCGTGAAGCGGCTGACATGCAGGGAGCGCGACGCGATCCTCCACGAGACGGGCCACTACGACGGCTGGACTGTCGCTTCCGGGCGGACGGACATGACCGGCGAGTTCGGCGACCCACGCATCGAAACGACCTGGGAGAAGGACGGTCGCCGAATCAAGGACATCCGCTACCCGTCAGTGGGTGGCGGCATGGACTATCAGGAGTGCGAGCACTACGACCTCGGCCGCCAGTCTCGCTGAGGCCGGTTGTGGACCTGTTCGGGGTTGCGGTTGGGGCGGCTGGGAATGATGGCGCGGCGCTTCACCTGGGACGCGTTGAGCCAGAACTTCGCGGACCCGAGGTAGTAAGACTGCTGCCACACGGTCTGCACGAGAACGAACTGGCGGGTCCAGGCCACGGCGAACCCCTCCACGACACGGTCCGGCTCACCACCGTCGAACGTCAGGGTCGCCCACACCGCGACACCATGCTCCGACCGGTACACCAGCCGCTCATCGATAACCTCGTCCGGCACCACCACCGGGAGCTTCCACGGCTTCGGGTCCCTGTACCCCACATCCTCACTCACCCCACCACCATCCCACCCGGGACCGACAACAAACAGACCAAGGAGAGCAACGTGAGCACAAAGCTCAGCATGACCATCGGGGACATCGGACTGCGCATCACCGATTCCGACACCGTCTACCTGGAAGATTCCAGCGGAGATTCCGTCTACGTCGGCGACGACGTTTTCGAAGCAAAGCGCAACCTCGTAGGGGTCGTCGATGCCCTCGAATCCTACGGCGCCCTCCGCTCCCGAAACGTCGCCGCCTTCAAGGAGCCGTCCGATGCCTGACCACCTCGAAGCCGCCATCCAGGCGGGGGCGGACGCGCTGTCAGCCTGTTTCGAACGACTCCCCGAACCCATCCAGGACGCCGAGGTCGCGATCACCGCCGCCCTGCCGCACCTGCGCCGGGCCATCATCCAGGAACTCGCGGAGGAATACGACCGCGAAGCCGTCACGTACGGCGACGGCCTGAACTACCCACAAGCCGGCGAGTGGCTCCGCGCGAAGCTGAAGGAGGCCGAGTCGTGACCGCTTACCGGTTCGTGACCCTCACATGCGACTCGTGCGGCGCAGTCTTCGACAGTGGAATCCACGCCACGGTTGGCGGAGTGAGAGCCAGCGCCTACTACGCCGGCTGGCGTCAGCCAGTCAGAGGAAGAGACCAATGCGAAGACTGCATCGAACTTGGAAGGAAGCTGCCCGATGACCGCTCTTGATCTTGACCGGCTCGAAGCACTGGCCGACGCAGCAACACCCGGACCGCGGACCGCAGATCAGGTCTACGCACTGGTATCGCCCAGCAAGATCGACGGGTTCGCGTTCCCTCTCGAACGCCACAAGGCCGTCACTCAGGGCTTGGCCGACGTGGAGTTCATCGTCGCGACAGGCCCCGACGTCGTGAAAGAACTCGTCCGGCAACTCCGAGAAGCACGGGCCGGGCAAGCCGACGCGTGGGATGAAGGGTTCCACGAAGGCCACCGCGCAGCGCGCACCATCGACCACCGCGACAACCCCTACAGGAGGAACGATGAGTGACGATTGCACGTGCCCGTGGGATGTCGAGGAGATGGGCGGTGGCAACGTCCGGGGAGTCCTCCGCAAGCAGCCCGACTGCCCCGGGCACGGACACCTCGCCGCCGTCGACGGAACCGTGACCATCTGGAAGCGCGACGGCATCGCCAACGTCTACAGGCACCCCGCGTCCTGGCCGACTACCCGCGCGGTCCACTTCGTCTGGGCTGACGGGATGCGCCGGGCGAAGCACCTCACCGACGCCGAATGCGCGGCCATGTACTGGGCGGCACACGGAGTGGACACGATGGGAGAAGGCGACAAGCACTGGAGCCGACACAGCCGACGCCTAACCCTCTACCGCTTCGCGACCCACGACCAAGCCGTCTAACCCGATCACCACACCAAGCACCCGCCCTGGGTGCTTTTTTCATGCCCGGAAGGAGAACCACATGTCCAGTCCCTTCACTGACAAGGCGACCGCGGAGCACGCCGTCGCGTGGGTCCTCGGCGTCGAACGCGACCGCCGCAACCCCACCACCCAGGACATCCGCACCGTCGCGCACACCCTCTCCGCGATGCTCGAAACCACCATCCTCCCCGACTACGTGGAAGCGCTCTGGGCGGCGATGGACGAACTCGACGGCGCCCGCGAATCCCGCGCCGCCGACCGGGACGCCCAGGTCGCCGAGTGGGAGGAGCACGTTGTTGACGCCACCCACGACCTCCTCGCCTGCGAGTGGGAACGGTACGGCACCTGCCTCCACACCACCCGCCACGTCCGGAGGGCCGCCGCATGAGCTACGGCCCTGGCGAGTTCGAGCGCATCCCGAACCGTGAGTACCACGCCGACCCGGCGCTTGGATCGACCAGTCTCAAGACTCTCGCGACCCGGACCCCCGCGCACTTCGCGTGGGAGCGGGACCACCCGGTCCACAAGGTCGAGTTCGACATCGGCACCGCGGCTCATTCGCTGATCCTGGAGCAGGACGAGTCCGGGATCGTGGTGATCCACGCCGACTCCTACCGCACCAAGGCCGCGCAGGAGGCGAAGGCCAAGGCGTACGCCGAAGGCATGACACCCCTCCTGGTGGAGCAGTGGGACGAGGTGCGCCGCATCCGGGACGCCGTGATGAACACCCCGGACGGGCAGGCGGCGTTCACCGGGCACCGCCCCGAGGTGTCGTTCTTCACTGAGGAGGACGGCCTCATGTTGAAGGCCCGGCCCGATGCCCTGCACCAGGACCTCATCGTGGACCTGAAAACGTCGGTCACCGCGGACCCGCGGGACCTCCGGAAGAAGGCCCTGGATATGGGTTGGCACCAGTCCGCGGACCACTATCAGGACGTGGTGGCCGCCGTCGCCGGGCGGCGGCTGCCGTTCGTGTTCTTCGCGGTGGAGAAGTCCCCGCCCTACCTGTGCTCCGTGATCGAACTGGACCAGTCGTTCCTCGACCTCGGCCACGAAGCGAACGCACGCGCCAAGGCGATCTTCCGGCGCTGCACCGAGACCGGGCAATGGCCCGGGTACCCCGAGATTGAACCCCTCACCGCCCCGTCGTGGGCCCAATACAAGGAGATCCTTGATGTCTGAAATCGCAACGACCCCGCAGGCCGTCCCGACCCCCGCGGCGCCCAACCTGCCCGGCCTGAACGGCACCCCGTCCGCGGTCGTGGACCTCGCCGCCTGGGCGGCTGAGCTGTCCGCGGCCCACCAGATCGGCACGGCCCTGTGCGAGACCGAGTTCGTCCCGCAGTCGTTCCGGAACAAGCCGGAAGCCGCCGCCGCGGCGATCCTCACGGGCAAAGCCCTCGGCCTGGACCCGATGAACGCCCTGTCCAACATCTTCGTCGTCCAGGGCCGCCCCGCCCTCTACGCCCGGACCATGGCCGCCCTGGTCATGCAGGCCGGCCACCACCTCCGCCGCACCGCGGCCACGGATGAGTCCGTCACGGTCGCTGCTCGGCGCAAGGGTGACACGGAGTGGCAGGAGTTCACCTGGGACATCGCCCGCGCCCAAAAGGCCGGGTACACCTCGAACAAGAAGTACCAGACGGACCCGCAGGCCATGCTCACCGCAAAGGCCCTGGCCGAGGCATGCCGCACCATCGCCCCCGACGTGCTCACCGGCATCGCGGCAGTCTCCGCGGAGGAAGTGGAGCTGGAGGACCTGGGCGAGGTCCCGCAGCCGCCCGCCGTGGCGGAGAAGCCGAAGCGCCGCACGGCGTCGTCCCGGCTGCGGAACGCCAAGACGGCAGAGAAGCCCGCACCGGAGGAGCCAGAGGCGGAGGTGGTCGAGGACGATCCCGAGATTGGCCGTGACTGGCAGACCGAGGCCCGGAACGCGCACGGTGACGAGACCGTCCTCCGGGAGCTGTGGGACGAGGCCAAGGCCGAAGGTGCCCCCGCTGATGTGCTCGCGTTCATCCGTTCGCAGGCGGCTGCCTGATGGCCGGGGAAACGCCGATCACGGTCATCGGGAACCTCACCAACGATCCGGAGCTGCGTTTCACGCCGTCTGGGTCAGCGGTAGCGAACTTCACCATCGCATCGACCCCACGCACGTTTGACCGGCAGTCGAATGAGTGGAAGGACGGGGAGACCCTGTTCCTCCGGTCGTCGATCTGGAAGGAAGCTGCGGAGAACGTCGCCGAAACCCTCACCAAGGGTATGCGCGTCATTGCCAGCGGTCGCCTGAAGTCGCGCACCTACGAGACCAAGGAAGGCGAGAAGCGCACCGTCATGGAGCTTGAGATCGACGAGATCGGCCCGAGCCTCAAGAACGCCACCGCCAAGGTCGAGCGCAAACAGGCAGGCGGAGGAAATGCGGGCGCGTTCGACCCGGTCCAGCACAACCGAGACCGGCCCCAGCAGCATCCGACTGCTCAGCCTCAGAACGACCCGTGGGCGAACCAGCCGGGCTGGGGCACCGACAACACCACCGAAGCACCCTTTTAGGAGGAACTATGCCTGAGCAGTACATCAAAGCCGAGATCGTCCGACCGAAGCGCCCGATGCCGGAGCACGTCGCCGAGGTCATCGGTGGGCTCATCACCCTGGCTCTCAAGGTCCTGGCAGTGTGGTGGTTCTTCGCCGCCTGGTACGCCGAGTTTGGTCTGACCTACTGGCAGCTCGTTCTTCCTGTCTGGGTGGTTTTGTTCGTGACCTCGAGGAAACCTCTCGGACGCAACCTCTAGAACCCGCATTGTCCTTTGGCCAGTCACTCACTGACTGGCTTTTTTTATGCCCAAAAAGCGGGTGCTGTAGCTCAATGGCACAGCACCCGCCCAAGTTCACAGGACTCACACATGACCAACCACGCCGAAACCACCATGACCGAACAAGCAGTAGCCGTCGTCGTCTACTCCAAACCGAAATGCGTCCAGTGCACAGCCACATACCGGAAGCTCGACAAACACCACATCAACTACACCATCGTCGACATCACCCAGGACCCCGACGCACACGAATTCGTGAAAGCCCTCGGCTACCAGCAAGCACCCGTCACATTCGTCGCACTCCCCGACGGCCAATCAGCCCACTGGTCCGGATTCGACATCGAAGAGATCACGAAGCACATCATCGCCCGCGAGGACGCAGCATGACAGACCGTTGCTGCCACCTTTGCCGCTCCCACACCGGCATCTGCCTCACCCGCTTCCAATGCGACCACCACCAAGCATTCGCAGACCAGGAAGAACGAGACCACCGAGCACGCCGCACCTACCTCGACACCACCGCAGACCAGGCCATCGCCAACGCAGACCGCGACCTACAACGACGCAGAAAGGAACAGGCATGAGATTCCAAGCCATCTGGCCCGTCCTCGACCCCACCATGACCAGAAACGAACTCGTCCAGGAAGCCATCGCAGACCTCCCAGACGTCGCCCGCCGACACCACGCAACCCTCACCGGCAACCCCGCATTCCGCTTCCTCCCCGGCGCACACGTACCAGGATCCAACGGAGCCATCACCGTCCTCGTCTGCCAAGCCGACGCCGAACCAACCCCACGACGCGACTACTGGCACGAATAGGGGCCCGATGACCATCACCTACGCCGAGCTCTGCGCAGGGTATGGCGGGCTGGGCCGGGCGATTGAGCAGTTCTTCTGCGCTGAGCTTGCCTGGTACTCAGAGTTCGACCCGGCACCGTCGAAGATCATGGCCACGCACTGGCCCGGCGCCTCGAACCTCGGGGACATGACCGCCATCGACTGGGCCACCGTCCCGCCCGTGGACATCCTCTCTGGCGGAACCCCATGCCAGGACCTCTCCCACGCCGGCCGCCGCCGTGGCATGACCGAAGGCACCCGCTCGAATCTGTGGGTCGCCATGCGCGAAGCAATAGCAACCATCCAGCCCCAGCACGTGATCTGGGAGAACGTCAGAGGAGCGTACAGTGCCACAGCCGATAGCGACCTGGAACACTGCCCGGGATGCATGGGAAGTGACGGGAGCGGAAGCGACACCGTCCCTTCTCTGCGGGCACTTGCCCGTGTTCTCGGAGACCTTTCCGACCTCGGGTACGATGCGCGATGGGAAGGTCTACGCGCCTCAGACGTGGGCGCCCCGCACCACCGTTTCCGCGTCTTCATCCACGCCACACGTCGGTAACCTCCTGCCCACGCCGTCTGCGAACCTCGGTGGTAATGGCGGCTCCCAGCACCCGGACAAACGCCGCGCGGGCGGACACCAGCCCAGCATCCAGGACGTCGCCGAGCACGTCCTGCTGCCGACACCGCAGGCGCACGATGCGCAGAAGGGGAAGACCCCGGAGCAGGTAGCAGCGATGAGGGCCCGAGGGCACGGTGTCTCGAACCTCAACGAGGTTGCAGAGAACGAGCTCTTTGAAGTGTTCGGCGCAGGTAGCGGCGACCGGACCCCCGTCTTACCGACTCCGCGGGCGACGCGAGGCGGATCCTCGACGGAGACCATGTACCTTCTCGGCGCTGAGGCCCATCACAGTGAACGGGCGCAGGGTGAGGTGCTCCTCCCCACCCCGGTCGCGAAGCCTTCTGGGAACAGCCCGGAGGAGCATCTGCAGAAGAAGCCTGGGCGGGAGAAGGTGACTGATCTCGCGATCCTAGTGGAGAACGACATGCTCACCACCGGTGGGCGGCTCCTGCCGACCCCGAAGGCCTCGGACGGCGACTTCGTCACACCGTCCACGAGTGGGCGCCCAGCGAGCAAAGCGACTCATCTCGCCACGCGGGTGATCAAGGGCATTGAGGCGCCTGGGTGGGGTCCGTATGGGCCCGCGATCCGTAGGTGGGAGAACGTCATGTGCACGCCCTCCCCACCGCCCACCGTCCCGAACTCGCGTGGCAAGCACCGCCTCAACCCGGCGTTCACCGAGTGGATGATGGGGCAGCCCGCCGGCTGGATCACCGAAGTGGACATCAGCGTCAACGACCAGATCAAAGCCTGTGGCAACGGCGTCGTCACCCAACAAGCACTCGAAGCCCTCCACCGCATGTCCGCGAGACGAGAACAGGAAGGAGTGAGCAGTGGCTCGCCGTAAGGACCCACGCCCGTTCATTGCCGTCCACGACGACATCGTGAACCACCCCAAGATCGAAGCCCTCTCAGACCCGGCGTTCCGGCACCTCATCAGACTCTGGGGGTACGCGAACAAGTTCAAGACTGACGGGATCATCACGGAGCTGAAGGCGAAGGAGAAGGGCCTGAAGGTCTTCAAGGAACTCACCACGGCCGCGTGGCCGGGCGCTGAACCCCTCTTGAAGCCACTTGGTGACGGCCGGTGGGAATGCCACGACTACCTGAGCCACAACCCGTCAGCGCAGGAGATCGCGGAACGGCATGAGAAGAACCGGGCCAACGGCGCGAAGGGTGGAAGGCCCCGCAAAACAGAACCCGAAACCTAACCCAAACGAAACCCAGTGGGTTTCGTTTTGCGAACCGAAACGAAACCCAAACAAAAGCACCAGTACCAGTACCAGTAACTACTACTCACCTAGGTGCCTATCTCACCTAAGTCTCCACTCAAGTTCTAAAGAAGAGATCAATCACTTTTCAGTCAGATCGTCACCTAAGTGACGCGCGAGACCGAGACGCCCTGACTGACCGAAACCATCACCCGAAAGGAGGAACCAATGCCCATCACACAGCGGCAAGCAGCGAACCTCGCCAACCACCTCCACGACCTCCGCCAAACCTGGACAGTCCCATCACTCATGTCCCTCATGGAAAAGCACCACGACCACCCAGCACCCTTCCCAGACATCGCCCACGCCCTCTGCACCGCCGCGAGAGACGACAAAACCAACACCCCCGGCCTCGCATTCCAAGACCCCCGCTTCTGGCCCAAGCAAGCACCCGAACGCCCCACCGGGTCCAGGTGCCCCGCACACCCCGAAGACCCCAACCCCGCGAGCAACTGCTCCGGCTGCCGATCCGACTACCTCGTCGGCCAACGGCCCAAGGAATACCTCGGACGCATCTACCCACCACTCGACGGACCAGACCCAGCCACGGCATGACTGTTCCCCGTTCCCCAGAACAGGTCACCATCGGCCCAAAACCAGGCCAAGGAGCCCCGAACACCACCCACCCGGCCCAATCACCCAGCGAACACACCCCAACCCCGCAGAAAGGCACACAGCAATGCAACCCATCCTCCGCGTAGAGAAAGCCGACCCACCACACCCCGACGGCCTCCCCTGGTACGTCCACACCACACAGCCCGGCTTCGGCTACGGCCACTTCCACGCCACCTTCGCCGAAGCGCACCGCTGGCTCCGGGAAAACCGCCTCGACGCCGCCCACATGAACCTGGGGGCTTCTCAATGAGCACCATCCTCACCATCCGCAAAGTCAACTGCCCCATCTGCAAACACACCCGCGGCACCCAACACGTCTGGCAAGTCAGCGACCACGACGGCCTCGAATACCACCGACCCACCTGGGACCAAGCCCTCCACGCCGCCACCACCTGGATCACCGAAGGAGCACCCCAATGACCCGCACCAGAGCCAGCGCCAAAGCCGCCGGCACACGCTTCGAACGACACATCGCAGACACCCTCGCCCAACACATAGACGACCGCATCGACCGCCGCGTCAAAACCGGAGCCCACGACAAAGGCGACATCGCCGGCCTCCGCCACGGCCCACACCGCATCGTCGTCGAATGCAAAAACACCACCCGAACCAACCTCGCCGGATGGGCCACCGAAGCCGAAACCGAACGCATCAACGACGGCGCCCTCATCGCCCTCACCATCCACAAACGCCACGGCAACGCCAACCCCCTCGACCAATGGGTCACCCTCACCCTCACCGACCTCATCGCACTCCTCACCGGCGAAAGGCCCCAACCATGACCACACGCAACGTTCCCGCCCCCGCCTCGCGCACGTCACGCGCGACGGAGTGCCCGCGCTGCACCCGCACCATGAAGGAACCAGGCCGGGTCCTGTGCGGGGTGTGCGAGGTGAGCGTCCGGGAGCTGGTGGTCCGGCTCGTCCGGATGCTGGGCGAGCTGGCGACGACGGCGGCCAAGGAGGATGTGCTGGGCAGGCCCGGGGCGGGCGGTGGTGGATCATCTGCGGTGTCCGGGGTGCCGCTGCGGCTGGATGCCGCGCTGCTCGGTGCTGAGATCAGAACGCACCTGCGGACCGCGCAGCACATGAGCCTCGGGGATCTCGCCCACATGGTGTGTTTCTGGCCCGAAGGGTGGGAATGGACGGAGCGGGCCGAGCACCTGCTGCACCGGGCCGTCGCGGTCGTGGACCTCCCCACCGACCGGGTCCTCGTCGGCGTCTGCGATGACGGGACCCCGTTGTCCGCCCCTGTCGGGGCGCCCGCCGTGCAGTGCCCGACCTGCGGCCAGCAGTGGGACACCGCTGAGCGGCAACGCGCGCGCATCGCCGTCGTCGGGCGGCACATCGCCCCTGGCCCGGTCATCATCCGCGCCCTCGCCACCATCGGCGTACAGGTCAAGCCGAAGGACCTGGAGAACTGGGTCCGCCTCGGCCACGTCACTCGCCACCCAGGCGGCGTCATGGTCGGCGAAGTCTGGGACACCGCTGAACGCATGGCGACACGCCGACGCAACCGTTCCCTGTTCCCCCAAACGGGAAACTTTTAGGGTATGGTTTACATATCCTCGGAAGCAGTGGGCAATTGGAACCCCAACCAATACTCGCTGACTCGGCACCACCGCTTCCGAGGATCACCCATACCCCGGAGCGTGCGTGTCAACAACAGCCCGCAACACCCCGCCGGTGCATGAACCTGGTGAAGGGCGGACCGGGAGTTTCCACAGCGGGTCTCCTTCCTCCTGCCACGGCCCACCCTGCACGCACGCCCCGGAACCCCCAGGCGGGAGGCACGCCCCCATGGCGATCACAGACCACCGCTGCGACCACAACTGCCCCCAACGCGCAGTCACCGTCCTCCACACCCGCCAAGGCCCCCTGTACTTCTGCGCCCACCACACCCGCGCAGACCTCGAAGGCGTAGACCTCACCGACAGAGCCGTCGATTACGACCTCACCGCCTACAAGCAGTTGGAGGCCAACCCCTAACCCCACCACATGCCGCCCAGGAGGTGAGCACGTGGCCCGAATCCCAGACCACGTGCGCGCCAACATCATCGAGGCCGCACGCAACGGGCGCGGCTGCTCTCAGATCGCACGAGACACCGGCATCGCACCATCCACCGTGTCCCGCATCTGCAAAGCCGCCGGCGTGACCTTCGACCGCGCCCAAACCGCCGCAGCCACCCAGGCTCACACCATCGACGCCAAGGCCCGCCGCGCTGAACTCGCACTCCTTCTCATCGAGGACGCGCACCGCCTCCGCACGCAGCTCTGGACGCAGCACGAGTACCGGCAGGCCGTCGGCGGTATGAACCCCGAAGTGCTCCGCTGGACCGAGACCGAGCCGAACCCTACCGACAAGCTGAAGCTCATGCAGGCCGTCAACACCGCCGCCGCCCGGCACGAAGCCCTGTGGAAGCTCGACAACGCCGACCCCGCCACCGCAGCGGCACAGTCGATGGTCGAAGGACTCGCGAAAGCCCTGGGCCTCGACAAGGAGGACACGCCGTGACCGACCTCCCACAGGTCCCGGTCAACGTCTCCCCCAAGCAGCTCGACTACCTCCGCAACAGCCGGAAGAAGTTCAACCTCTGCGACGGATCGATCCGCGCCGGGAAGACCCTTGTCACGCTCCTCCGCTGGGTTCTGTTCATCGCCCGCGCACCACGGGGCGGCGAACTGGTCATGATCGGACGCACCCGCGACGCCATCTGGCGCAACCTCATCATGCCCCTCCAAGACCCCGCACTGTTCGGCCCCATCGCCGCCGCCGTCGTTGGCAACGTCGGCGCCCCAACCGTCATGATCCTTGGCCGGCGCGTACACCTCATCGGCGCATCCGACGCGAAGGCCGAGAAGACCATCCGAGGCATGACCGTCGCCGGGGCCTACGTGGACGAGATCACCGTGGTCCCCGAGGAAGTGTTCACCCAGCTCATCGGTCGCATGTCCGTGCCCGGGTCCAAGATGTTCGGGTCCACGAACCCCGACAACCCGGCCCACTGGTTCAAGACCAAGTTCCTCGACCGGCTCGACAAGCTCACAGACTGGGCGCACTGGCGCTTCACCATGGACGACAACCCGTCCCTGACCGAAGAGTACAAGCGCACCACGAAGGCCGCGTTCACGGGCCTCTGGTACCGGCGCTTCATCCTCGGGGACTGGGTCGCCGCCGAGGGCGCCGTGTACCCCATGTGGGACCCCGACAAGCACGTCACCCCGTGGGAGAACCTGCCGTACATCGAATCCCTCCTCGCCGTCGGCGTGGACTACGGCACCAACAACCCCACCACCGGGCTCCTCCTCGGCCTGTCCCGGGAACTCGACGAACGTGGCGACCTCGAACGCCGCCGCCTCGTCCTCGTGGACGAGTTCGGCACCGAGCAAGGCCACGGCTCCACCGACGCGCAGCTCTCCAAGAAGCTCCGGTCCTTCGCCGGGACCGGGCACCTCCTCAACCAGCCCGACCTCCGCCCCGAGCACCTGATCATCGACCCCTCGGCGGCGTCCTTCAAGACGCAGCTGTGGACCGACGGTGCCACGAACCTCGTGAACGCCGTCAACGACGTCGCCTATGGCATCCGCACCACCGCGACCCTCCTGGGCAACGGGCAGCTCGTCGTGTCCGACCGGTGCCGCGGGTTCATCCGCGAGATCAGCGGGTACTCCTGGGACGACGACGCTGCGAAGAAGGGCGACGAGAAGCCCATCAAGGTCGCCGACCACTACCTCGACGGCGCCCGCTACGCGATCACCACCACCGAAACCCTCTGGTCAGACCTGATCCGCGCCACCCCCATCGCCGCATAGGAAGGAGTACCCGCCTTGGCACTCCCCCAGAACGGCACCCCGTGGCCGCCCGAGGCCCACAAGCCCGCGTACCGGCAGTTCACGGAGTTCCAGGCCTGGTACGCCGGCGACCCGGACCAGCTCTCCATGATCTACTCCACCACCCCGGCCACCGGCTGGTGGGGGCAGATCAAGCGCATGTTCTGGGGCTCCCCACGCCCGAACCAGACCGAACAGCGGCCCAACAAGCTCCATGTGCCCGTACCCGCAGAGCTGGCCCGCATGTCCGCGCAGATCATGTGGGGCGAAATGCCCGCGGTCGAGTTCCCCGCGAACGACGACGAGCAGAACGCCGTCGCGGTGGAGAAGCCCAACGCCCGCCTCGACGACCTCCTCGACGACGGCGCGCACGCGGCGTTCCTGGAAGGCGCGGAACTCGGGGCGGCCCTCACCGGCCACTACCTCCGCGTCTGCTGGGACACGGCCCTCGACGACAAGCCGTTCATCGTGCCGATGGCCCCAGATCAGGCGATCCCCACGTTCCGGCACGGGCGCCTGTCTTCGGTGGTGTTCTGGCAGCAGCTCGCACCGAAAGAGGGCGACAAGACGGTGTGGACTCTGCTTGAAGAGCACACCCCCGGGTACATCGAGTACGGCCTGTACGCTTCCCTCGAGCCCGGAAGCATCGGCGTCCTGGTCCCGCTCACCGAGCACCCCGCAACCGCCTCGATTGCGGACACCCTCTCGGCCACCGCTGAGGCCGCACGCGTCGAAACGGGCTCCGAACTCCTCACCGCGGTCTACGTCCCCAACGTCAAGCCCAACCGGTCCGGACGGAAAGACCCCATCCTCGGGGCCATGGGCCGGTCCGACTACGACGGGTCCACCATGGACCTCTTCGACGCCCTCGACGAGACCTACACGTCCTGGATGCGCGACATCCGCCTCGGCAAGGGCCGCATCCTTGTCGCCCGGCAGCTCCTCGAAAGCCGCGGCCCCGGGCAGGGCGCTACGTTCAACACCGATCAGGAAGTGTTCGTCCCACTCAACGGGGGCGGCCTCGGCGCCCTCAACGGCTCCGGGTCGGACAGTTCCAGCCTGATCGAGAAGGTCCAGTTCGACATCCGGTACCAGCAGCACCAGGAGACGGCGAGGGACCTCCTCGCCCGCATCTTCTCCGCCGCCGGGTACTCGCCGGCCACCTTCGGTGAGACCAGCGGGCAGCAATCGCGCGGCGTCACCGCCACCGAGATCGCGGCCCGCGAGAAGCTGACCATGATGTCCCGCGGCGCGAAGATCATGTACGCCCGCCCCCAGATCGCCCGCATCATCGCCGCGCTCATGGACGTGGACCGTCACGTGTTCAACGGCCCCGGACGCCCGGCAGGGCTCATGCCCCTCATCGAGTTCCCCGACGGCATGGCCGTCTCCCCCATGGAACTCGCACAAACCCTGCAACTCCTCCGGGCCGCCGAGGCCGCATCGACCAAGACCCTCGTCGAGATGGAACACCCCGAATGGGACTCCGACACCGTCGATGACGAAGTCGAGCGCATCCTCGCCGAACGCTCCACCGCCGCCCCGCCGCTGATCGACCCGCTGACGCTGGGAGGTGCTGACCTTGGAGCAGCAGACCCCGCAGCAGACGACCCATCCGGCGACGATCACAGCGGTGACGGCGACGGCGTCAGCGGAGACCTCGGACGTGTTCAGGGCGGCACAGGCCCAGGCGCAGCGGGTCGCAACGACCCTGGTGAAGCAGGCCCTCAGTAATCGCCTCCTCTGGCCGGGCCTACAGTCCCGCCTCCGGACGGCCATGGCCCGCATCGCCCAGGACACCGCCGCCCGCGCACCCGGCGTCACCGCGAGGATCATCAACCTCGCCACCGACGCCGGGGCCCGGGCAGGTGCAGTGCAGGCCACCGGGGTCGTCCCGCCATGGGTGACGCTCCCCAGGCACCAGCCCCTCACGGTCGTCAAGATCGCCGAGGACCTGACCGCGTCCCTCATGGACGCCGCGTACCGGATCACCCGATTCGCTGACGACGCCTACCGAGCGGCGACGGTCGAGGCGTCGGCTCTCCAGACCAGCCAGGGCAAGACCCCGGCACGGGCGCAGGAGCACGCGTGGGCGCGCCTCATGGACCAAGGCATCACCGGGTTCACGGACAAGGCCGGGCGTGAGTGGACGCTCGAATCGTACGCCGAGATGGCCGTCCGCACCGCGACCGCCCGCGCCTACCGGGACTCCTCCGAGGAGCGGATGACCGCGCTCGGGGTGTCGCTGTTCACGATCTCCAATACGGGCCGCCCGTGCAAGCTCTGCCTCCCCTGGGAGGGGCGCGTGCTCGCCGCCACCGGGGCGGGGACGTTCACGGAGAACGGCGTGGTGTTCGACGTCGCCGCGACCATCCAGGAAGCCATCGCCGCGGGCCTCTTCCACCCGAATTGCCGTCACACCCTCGTTGCCTACCGGCCCGGCGTGACGCTGCTGCGCCCCACCGAGTGGGGCCCGGCCCAGGAACAGGCATACCAGGACACCCAGCGCCTCCGAGCCCTGGAGCGTCGCGTGCGGGCCGCGAAGGACCAGTACGACAACGCCCTCACCCCCGTTGACCGTGCCCGTGCACGCCAGCGCATCGCCGACACGCAGGCCCAGATCAGGGAACACACCGCCCGGACCGGGCTGAACCGTCGGCCCCGCCGCGAGCAGCGGCACCTCGGCTTCACCCCCAACCCACCGACGACACCAGGAGTGCCGCAATGAGCGAAACCAGCACCGAACCCACCGCCCCGAACGCCGCACCCCCGGCAGACGGGGCGACTCCCCCGGCACCCGCCACCCCGGAGACGCCCCCCGCAGCGCCGTCGGCGCCCGCGGAGTCCAACCCGTGGGAGAACCCGGAGGCCGCCCGCGCCGAGATCGAACGGCTCCGCCGCGAGAACGCAGCGGCCCGCGTCAACGCCAAGACGGCAGCCGCGACCGAAGCGAAGACCGAGCTGGCCCAGTCCCTCGGCAAAATCCTTGGCCTCGTCAAGGAAGACGCCACGCCCGAACAGCTCGCCCAGCAGCTCACCGCCCAGCAGCAGGCCACCGCCGCCGCGCAGCGTGAACTCGCCATCCACCGAGCCGCAGCAGCCGCCGGCGCTGACCCCGCCCGGCTCCTCGACTCCCGTAGCTTCCTCGACACCGTCACGGGGCTGGACCCCACCGACAGTGCCGGGATTGGTGCGGCCATCCAGGCCGCCCTCACCAGCAACCCCCAGTACCGGGCAGCCCAGGCGGCGCAGGCGGGGGGCGCGGACTTCACCGCCGGCGGGTCCGGCAGTGCACGCACCTTCACGAGGTCCCAGATCGCGGACCCCGCCTTTTTCCAAGCCAACAAGTCAGCGATCCTCGATGCCGCCGCGAACGGTCGGATCACGGATGCCTGACATGAACATGCCCTAGGAGGGCTGCCACCATGGCGAACATCAACAACGCAGTCGCACTGCCGTTCATCCCGGAAATCTGGGCCAACACGGCACTCGAAATCCTGCGCAACAACATCGTCCTCACCCCGCTCGTCACGAAGGACACCGACATCACCGGCGCCTTCCAAGTCGGGTCGAAGCTCCACATCCCGTACCCGGGCAAGATGACGGCGAACGCCAAGGCCACGAACACCTCCGTGACCAAGCAGACCCCGACGTCCGCCGACACGACCGTGACCCTGAACCAGCACCAGGAAGTCACGTTCCTCATCGAGGACTTCACCCGCGCCCAGGCCAACCCGGTCGCCATGCAGGCCTACATGGCCGCCGCGATCCCGGCCCTCGCGGAGAAGGTCGAGTCCGACCTGATCGCCCTGTACACCACGTTCAGCGGCTCCGTCGGCACCTCCGGCACCGACCTGTCCGCGGCGACCCTGCGCGCCGTGAACAAGAAGTTCACCGACAACGCCGTGCCCCGCGGCAACCGCCACCTCCTGGTCTCGACCAAGGACTCCGCGGCCCTGCTCGGCGACGCGAGCCTGCAGTCGTTCTTCGCGTTCAACTCGGGTGGCCGCGGCGACGTGACCAACGGCCTCATCAGCGACAACCTGTACGGCCTGCAGGTCCACGAGTCGCAGCTCGTCCCGGTCGTCGCCGGCACCCCGAACTCCACGAAGAACCTGGCGTTCGACCCGGGCGCGATCATCCTGGCCTCCCGCCGCCTCCCCGACGCACCCGTCGGGACCGGTGTCGCCCAGGCATCCATCCAGGACCCGACCTCCGGTCTGATCCTGCGCGTGTCCCTCTCCTACAACGCCGACAACCTCGGCGTGCAGTGCACCACGGACGTCCTGTACGGCGTCGCGAAGCTGCGCGATGAGAAGGGCTTCACCGTCCTCGCCTGATGGCGGCTCCGTCCACCACACTCCCGCGGTGTGGTGGGTGGTGTCATCATCCCTATCCCCTTCGACCTTGGAGGAACCATGACCAAGTACGTCCGCAACCCCGACGGCGGCGTCCACTCCGTCCCCGACGAGTTCGAACTCCCGGATTACACCTGGGAGGAGCTGACCGAGGACGAGGCGCGTGACGCCCACCCGTCCCTGTTTGGCGAAACCGACGAGCAGGTCGCAGCGACCGAGCTGCACGACGGCTCCACCGACAATTACGTGGCCAAGACGGACGTGCCGTCTTCCCCCATCGACGCACCTGCCGAGGGTGTCAAGGCTACGCTCCACGAAGGCGAGTCCGTCCTCGCCGCCGACGAGGTGCCTGCCATCTCCGATACTCCCGTGTTCGACCAGACCACGACCGAGGAAGGCGACCCCGATGCCTAAGAACCCCAACGAGACCGTCTACTTCGAGCACCCTCTCGGCGGTGTCGGGTCATGCACCCGCGCCCACTGGGAGACGTACCACTGCGAGGGCGGTGAGGACGGAAGCCTGTACCCCACCCGCGGGTACAAGGAAGTCACCGAGGCCGCCGCCCGCAAGAAAAACCCCCGCCTCTTCGGCGCCCCGGACCCGACCGTGCAGCTCAACCTCAACGAGATCAAGCTGGAACGCGAACGGATGGCCCTTTCCAAGGAAATCCAGGCCGCCGAACGGGAGATCGAGGACCGCGAGGGCAACCCGCCCGAGGACGAGGAATAACAGGAGGCCGTAGTGCTCGTCTATGCCACATCGTCTGATCTCGCCGCATGGACGAGCCCTACGCCTGCCCCTGCCAACGCGACAGCGCTACTCCGGTCCGCGTCCATCCTCATCCGCGAGGCCACCATCACCCTCACGTACCCGGTGGACGCCAACGGGGCACCGACCGACGCAGCCATCGTCCAGGCGTTCAAGGACGCGACCTGCTCCCAGGCAGCGCACTGGGCCGGGGCCAACATCGACCCGACCGCGTACGGCATCCCCCAGGCCGGCATCCTCCGCGAGAAGGCCATCGGCTCCGCCCGCCTCGGCTACGACACCGCCGGCGCGTCCTCCGTGACCATCACGCAGGCGAAGATGGCCGCAGCGACGACCCTCTGCGCCGAGGCGGTCATGATCCTCCAACAGGCCGGCCTCCACCTCTCGACCGTGTGGATCAGCGGATGAGCGGCATCGAAGAGTTCTTTGTCCACACCATCGGCGTCGCCACGAAGAGCGGAACCGGGGCCATGGGCGACGTGTTCGCGCCGATGGTCGCCGTCACCGGATTCCTCGAAGGGAAGACCCGGCTGATACGCGATCCCGACGGCGCGCAGGTCGTCGCGAACACCACGTTCTATTGCAGCGTCGCCGACTCTGTGCGGTTCACCCCGAACAGTCAGGTGCTCCTCCCCAATGGCATGACCGTGTTCGTCATCACGACAGGGGCGAACGACGCCGCCGGTGTCCTCGGCCTCCCGGAACACGGGCAGGTCTACCTCACCTAGGAGGCACCCATGCCAGAGAATCTTTCCGAGCACCTCGACGAAATCCTCGGGCGCATCCGCGCTGCGGCCCCGCAGGCGTCGTTCAAGGCCATGGAGCACCTGCGGGAAGTCGCAGTGTCCCGGGCCCCGCTGGAAAGTGGCAAAATGCGAGCCGAGGCCGAGACGATCCCGTCCCCCATGGGAGCGTCCGTGTACTTCCCCGGACCGTACAGCCGATACCAGCACTACGAGCTGCAGCTCCGGCACGAAGAGGGCCAAGCCCTGTACCTGGAATCCGCTGTGATGTCGGAGACAGACGCTGTTGTCTCAATTGTGGGTGACGAACTTCGCGAGTGCTTCGACTAGGGCACACTGGAACGATGAGGTGTGAACCATGGGTGCTGTGAAAGACGTTGCTGTCGGTATCGCCCAGCTCCTCGCGGACTCAGGGATCGGCATTCACGACGTCGCCGGCACGCACGCTTGGCAGCCCGGCGAGGTCGGCATCTTCCACAAGACCATGCCGCCGACGCCCCCGGCGCCCGAAAAGGTGATCGTGCTCAGTTGCGTGCCGCTCACCGACGGGACCGTCCAGGCGCAAGGCATCGTGTTCGTCCAGTTCAAAATCCGGGGCACCCAGGCCGACCCGTTCGCCTGTGAGGACATCGGGGATGCGATCTTCGACCTCCTACAGAACATGACCAACTGGACCCTGCCCACAGGGACCAGGGTCACACAGATCGTCCGGAACAACAGCTTCCCTACCGGAATCGACCAGGGGAACCGGTGGGGCCGGATGGACAACTACCATGCGACCATCGACTACCCCAACGGCGCCCACCGTTCCCCCGGGGGCTGGGACTAACAGACCACTGCGCCTCGGCGCTGGACCCGCGCGACGGCGGGGCAAGACCGTCGCTCCGGGACCGGCCCACCCACGGGGCCCCCGCATCGCGAGAGCGGGCCGGCCCCACCAACACCCATCAACCCACGCCGACGGCGTGGGTTTTCCTATGCCCGAACCATGCCTTTGAGGAGGCACCATGCCCAACAGTCTCGCACGCCGCTTCAAGGTGGACGTGTCCCCTGACGGTACGACCTGGACGCCCTTCAAGGGCATCAACGACCTCGCCCCGAACGAGACCCCGACCATTGTGGACGCGAACACCTACGACACCAACGGGTTCGCTTCCTTCGAGAAGACCCTCACCGGCGGCAAGCTCGTCATCAAGGCGTATCGTCCCACGAACGCCGGCGTGTTCGACCCCGGCCAGGAACTCGTCCGCACCACCCGGTTCCAGTTCGGCACCGCCGCACGCATCTAC